CGTGAAGTCCGCTTACGCCCGCCGTACTGGAATAACAACGAGCGTGTGGTATGCTGCGAAGTTGGAGACGAATATCATGACACCATCAGTCAACCGTAAGACCAAAACGCGCACAATACCGCATCCACAGTGGACGCCAGTTGTCTGCTTGCGCTGTGGGCAAACGGATACGTGCAGCCTGAGGTGACATCTTCTTCTCTGCATGGTTCATTCAAAAAGACAGAAGTCAGGGCTGAATTCATGTCCCTGGCTCTGCGATAACCCCATGAAGGGTTGTAACCCTTATGCAATGCAAGGCAAAATCCAAACAATCCGGCAAACAATGCAGGAAAGCCGCCGTCCCCGGCATGGAGGTATGCCGTTTTCACGGCGGTGCGACACCGGTTGGCGCGGCATCCCCGCATTTCAAGCATGGTCGATATTCAAAACACCTGCCGGCTGGCTTGGTTCAGCGATACCATGATGCCAGAAAAGACCCAGACCTTCTTGCTTTACGTGACGACATATCGCTGATTGATGTCCGACTGGCCAAACTCGTCGAGGCATTGCCGGAAGGCGGAGCCAGTCATTCATGGGGCGAACTACAACAAGCATGGCAGGAATTACTGTCTGCGCAGCGTCGCGGGGATGAAGGTACGATAAAACTTGCCTTTGGGAAATTGGGCGAAATCATTAGTGAAGGTTCGCAAGAAGCGAATGTATGGTTGAACATCGAAAGAACGCTGGAAACCCGCCGTCGCCTGACCGCCAGCGAAGCGAAACGTCTGACCGACATGCAGCAAGTCATTACTTACGAAAGAGCGATAGCCCTTATCCTTGCCATCGTGGATGTCGTCAGACGGAATGTGCAGGCTTATGAGGAGCAAGGCAGGGTGGCAGACAGGAAACTCATGGCAAGCATCGGGGCGTCGGTGAGGGGATTGATTTCCTCTGCCCCACCCAGTAAAAATGAATGACCATTTACACTTTCCTGTTCCAAATCAAAGTGATTCGTCCCTGGAGGATGAATTACTTGCTTTGGCGGCTGACGAACTAGACCCCGCCGGAGGCGTAGGAGACGACTACCGGCGTTTTCAAGAAAAATATTTCAACGATTTGTCAGGCTTTGCAAAAGACTGTATCAGGTGGAATAAAGGGGAAGGGTTGACCGATTACCAAGTCCATGCCATGGACGAACTGGTGCGCCGCCGCCGCATGTCCCTAAGAGGTCCTCACGGTCTTGGAAAAACTGCCTTTGCCGCCATTACTATTCTGTGGTTCTCACTGACCCGTGACGGCAAAGACTGGAAGATACCTGCCCTGGCTTCGGCGTGGCGTCAATTGACCAAGTACCTGTTTCCTGAAATTCACAAGTGGCAGCGCCTTTTGAAGTGGGACGTCATCGGCAGGATGCCTTTTTCCCCCCGCGAACTTCTGCTTCTCAGCTTTAAATTGAAAACCGGCGAAGCCTTTGCGCTTGCATCCGACAACCCTGCATATATCGAAGGAGCACACGCCGAACACATGCTGTATGTTTTTGATGAAAGCAAAGCCATCCCGGAGGCAACATGGGACGCCGTCGAAGGTGCATTCTCGACAGGTGAATGTTACTGGCTGGCAATCTCGACCCCCGGCAGCATGAGCGGCAGGTTCTACGACATCCATTCCAGGAAAGCGGGGTATGAGGACTGGTCGGTAATTCACGTTACGCTGGCGGACGCAATCGCGGCGGGTCGTATTCAACCGGAGTGGGCAGAGCAGCGTAAGAAACAATGGGGAGAAACATCGGCAGTCTACATCAACCGTGTTCTTGGTGAGTTTGCTTCGGACGACACTGATGGAGTTATTCTTTTAGCCGACATCGAACGTTCCAACGAACGTTGGCTGGCAAGACGCGATGCAGGCGATTTCAAGATATGCACAGGCTTGGGCGTGGACATCGGTCGTGGTGGAGACAAGTCGGTCATTGCACATGAATATGATGACAATGCCATAGCCGAACTGGAACGCACGAACAGCAGGAACAGTATGGAACTGGCGGGTAGAACAGCAGGTCTTCTGAGAAGACATATCCAGGCCAAGGCGGTTGTCGACCTTGGGTATGACCCCGGTGTTTACGACCGGTTGAAGGAAATGACAGAGATTGCTAATCGCGTGATTTCCTTTGTTGCCGCCGCGCACATAGACACAAAGGACGAGACAGGAGAATTGGGATTTGTGAATTTGCGTTCGGCGGCATGGTGGAACTTGCGCGAGTTGTTGAAGAATGACATGTACGACCTGCCTCCTGACGACACATTGACCGGCGACTTGACCACCCCAACGTGGGTGATAAAAAGTGGCGGAAAAATAGCGGTTGAAAGTAAAGGGGAAACACAAACATTCGGGAAGGGCGTCAAATCAAGACTTGGACGCTCAACGGATGATGGAGATGCCGTTGTGCAGATTGCCATGAAGGCTTGGCTTGGAAGCGATGATACCTTTGCAGGTATGGGTCATGTGGATAACTTCAAAAGCAGGTGGGAGGATTGAGGTATAATGTCCGTAAGCACGGTTTCATGCATACGCCCCTGTCCCGGAAGAAAATCCATGACTGCCCGTTAACCGCAGACTGATGCGGATGTTGGCAGAAAGAGAGACAAGATGACAATGCCCGCACCAGAACAATCTCGTGAAGTTTCACGGGATAACGGCAAAGGCAGCGAGACACAAGTCCGCATCGTCTTCAATGAGATGGGGACTTCGGGATTGAAGCAATCGGGAGGCTTTGTCACCGAAGCCTACAATTCTGCCCTTCAATTTCCGCAGGTCATCCCGCTTTACACGCGTCTGCGGCAGTCCATGCCTGAAATTGTCATGATACGGCGGGCCTTCTCGGCATGGTCGGGCAACGTCAAGCCGGTCGTCAACCTGCCGGACGAACCTGGCGATGATGACAAACGGTATCAGGACTACCTGCAAAGCGAGTTTGAGAATTGGGAAGGCGGATTTCACGACTTCATTGAGCAGTGCGTGAACTATGTTCCGTTTATGGGATGGGCATGGTGGGATGTGCAGCCTGCCATCCGCAATCCGAACTGGAAGCCGCCCGACCCCGATGATGAATGGCGGAGCGAACTGGATGACGGCTTGATTGGTTTGCGTCGCATTGCATGGCGAGACCATTCCACCTTTCACGGGTGGATATTCGATGACAATAAGCGCGTCAAGGGCATGAGACAGCACGACTTTCCGAACCCGCCTATTGATTTGCCGTTACAGCATAGCCTGCACATTACTTTTGGCGGGTCACACAACCCGGAAGGTTACTCGCCGCTTGAGGCGGTCTGGCGTCTGGAACGCATCAAGTACGGTCTGGAAGTCATACAAGGCATGGGCTTCGAGCATGCCGCCGGCCATCTGTCGGTCAAGAAAATCGAAAAGGGTGACATCTCGGCTGCCGATAAGACCAATGTGGCCAGTGCGGCAAAAGCCATTCTCTCGGCGCAGGAGGGCAATTATGCGATATGGCCGTTTGGGCTGGACGGCAACGTGGTTGATATTCCGTTTTCAGTGGCGGGAAGTATCCTGGAAGCCATCCGCTACTATGGCATATTGGTTTTGAGCATCTACTCCATGCAATTCATCGCTCTCAATACGATGACGCAGACGGGGGCAATGGCAAGCCAGGTGGACAGCACAAACACGGCAGTGTATTCGTTCAACGCCATGCTGGACGGCATGGCCAGTCAGTTTGACGACCAGGTCGGCAAGCGGCTGTGGTTGTGGAATAGAAACTCGTTCCCCGGCGCGACCAGGCGGCCGAAAATCACGTTCAGCCACATTGAAAATACGCTTGACCTTGGCGCATTGGGATCGTTCTTCTCGACCATCTACGACAAAATGCCGATTGGCATGGACGATTACGAAGCCGTCCGCAGGCGTGCGGGCTGGATGCCGGAAAAGACGCCTGACGATGCGCTAGAGGAATGGGAGGCGAAGAAAAAGGCGGCGAATGCTGCGCGGGACCGCCTTGCCAGCCTGCCCAAGAACCCCGATGGCACGCTCAAATCCAATGACAAACAGATGAACGACACTGGTGAGCCGATGAGCGGAGAAGAAGCCAATAGCAAAGCTAGGAAGACCATCGAACAGGCTTTGAAAGCATACAGCCGTGCAACGAGGTCGTGGTAGATGAACATGGACCTGATTGACAGAACTGCCGGACGCCATGACCTGCCAGACAAGGCAGTCTCAGTAGAACTTGAGCATCATCGTCGTATTCTTGAACTTGCCGATTTGTGGTACTATTCCGACATTCGCAAGACCTATTGGGGGCAAGTCTATGACGCCATTTATGGATTCCTCTCTGGAGAGTCCGCCATAACCAAGTCCAAGAATGGGATGAAGAAGGCCATGGCGGACGCTTTCCTGAACGCCTCCGAGCAGGCATGGGAGGATGGCGGGGCGGAACTGCCGATAGACGATGAAGACGCGATTGCCTATATCAGCGGCGTACAGGCAGGCGAACTCGGCTACATTGCCGACCTGTTTGCCAGTCTCATTCTGCTCCGCAAGGAGTTGAAGGAGATGGCTCCGTTCTCGGCGCAGGAGACCGCCGCCAACCGTGCAGACGGTTATACCCAAACGCTCGACATGGTGTATGCCAAGGTGAAACTTCTCGCCAAACCAAACGTCATGTTGACGTTCGCCGGCATTGACGGCGGCGAGAGTTGTTCCGACTGTTCTCGTCTTAAAGGCAAGCGCCACCGCGCCAAGTGGTGGGTCGCCCATGATGCCGTGCCGCCATCTCGTCACTTTGAGTGCAGGGGCTATCGGTGTGAGCATCATTTAGTCGACGATGATGGTAATTTGTACACCATTTAAAAGATAATTTTGATGTTTTATGAATGACAAAAACTTTCAAGACAAAGGTGTGTCTCCACGGGCATTGACGATTGCCAAGATGATTGACCGATTGCCGCCGGGCAGGTACGGTATCGAGTTGTTTCGCCCTGCCAGCCCGACTGAGCGGTGGGAGGTCACCATCACGCAGTCAACGGTTGTCACGGTTAGGAAGGCGGCCTTGGGACAAAAGGACGAGCCTGCCAGCCCTTGACTTTTGATCGAAAATGGCTATACTGTGGAAACAAATGCGCCCCGTCCTTGTTGATACTGGACGGCAAAGCGCAGGACAGTGTGCCTCGTATGACCGGCCGCTGAACCATAACGGTTCAGCGGCCAATTTGTTGGAGTGCAGTGCAGGCAGTTGACTTTTCGTTCACAGACCTTATGGCGGAGTTCCAACACCTGTCGTCCATTGACGGCATGGCGGCCGGTTCGTTTACCGCCATGAACGGAAAAAAGGTTGTGTTCAAGAAGGAAGAACTGAAGACCTACATTGACAACACGCTCTTAATCCTTGAAAGTACGAAAGACAGCAAGGGCAACGTGGTCGGACTGCCGATTGACCTTGACGGGCATGACCACAAGGGCGGGGCCGGCTGGATAGTCGGCTTTGAACTGGACGAAGTGCGCGGGGTCATCAAATTCCTTGTGAACTGGACGACCGAAGGCGTCAAGCGCATCAAGGAAAATCTCTCCCGGTTTTTCTCTCCGTCGATTGATGCGGAGAATAAGACAATTTTGGGTGGTTCGCTGACCAATTGGCCGGCGACCCGCAGCCAACGGGGTCAAATCCTACTGCGCCCTGTTGAGTTATCACAATCCATAAAGGAGTTGAACATGGGTGAAGAACAGAAAGACATTCTCACCGTTTTACGCGAAGGTTTCGGTCAAATTGGAGACTTCATTCGCGGTAATAAGACGGAAGAGAAGCCCCTCTTCGACGATGGTGCTGGTGACAAAGGCAAAAAGGTCGAATTGACGGAAGCAGAGAAGCAGGAACTCAAGGACAAATACCTTGCCGAACTCTCGACGCAGAATTTGTCGGTTGCCGAACTGCTCAAGTCGCCCGCCGTCGTGCAGGAACTAGCTCGGCAGGCGGACGCTCTCGCCAAGGAACGCTTGAACATGGAAATGCGCAAGCGCCGGGCGATTGAGTTTGCCGCCGAGATGACCGGCGGGTCGGAAAACAGCCCATACGGGCTTGCCATTCCCGCCGAGGATTTGGTTTCGCTGATGCTGTCTCTTACGGAGGCGCAGATGCAGGCGGTTGAAAAAATCTTGCGGACTGTCCGCCTGGGAGCGATTGACTTCTCGCGGCATGGCGTGGACGGAGTGTATCCTGTCAAGCCCAAACTGCCCGAACCGATTGCCGCGCTCGCCCGCCAATGGGTCAGGTCTGGCAAGGACATCGATGAATTCATGCAGGTCAATTCCGAAGAACTTGGCGACCCCCGCCAGTATGACTTGAGCGAGTTCCGTAGAAAGAACAAGGAGTAAGACATGGCTGACCTTACCAAAGATGCCCCGCTTCGCTTCCTTGGCGAAGTTGTCACCCAACGCTTCAACATTGACACCTCTGCTGCCCGAACGTTCTTCAAAGGGCAGCCCGTCATTGTTGACCAGAGTGTTGACGCCACCGGCAACGTCGTGCAGTTTGTGGACAGTGTTGTTGTTGACCCTACCGATGTATTTGTCGGCATTGCCGCCGAGAGCAAAACTGTTGCGTCCGGTGACCCGGAGACTACGGAAATTGAGTGCTATGTCGGTCCGACCATCGTCGGCTTCAAGTCGTCTGTATTCACCAATGGTGCAGACCTCGGCAAGACCGTCTATATGAGCGACAGCGGTACGTTGTCGACGACCGTCGCAGACAACCCGCAAATTGGAAAGTTGCACCTTGTCCGTGACGGGTATGCCTATGTCGAACTTGTCACGCCGCAGATTTGCTCAGGCGCGTAAGGAGAGTAAACCATGATTTCAGGTAACGTCCCCACCCATCTTCTTGTTGCCGCCCGTACTGGTTTCCTGGAGACATCCTCGAACCCTGACCCGGCGTATGCACCCATTGCCGAAGTCATTAACATGACGGCAAAGTCCATCGACCTTGTCGACCTCGGCTCGGCTCCCATGCCGTCCCGTAATCGCGGTAAGCCGACCTTGCGCGACTTCATCGAGCGCAAGATGACCGTTACCCCGCTGGATTGGGACATCACGGTTGGCATCTCCCACAATGCCGTGCGTGACGACCAGACCGGCACGCTTGACCGCAAAGTCCGCAATGCCGGCGCAAACTTCCAGCGGCACATTGCACAGCAGGCGTTTAAGGCGTTGAACGATGGCGATGGCACTAATTTTGGGTTATGTTACGACGGCTTGTCTTTTTTCAACGACAGTCATGTTGACAAGGGAGCGGAATATGCAACGGTGCAGGACAACAAGTACGCCCTGCCATTGAGCATTGACAACTTCGAGACCGTGCGCGTCGCCGCCAGCGTCTTCCGCGACGACCAGGGCGAGTTCATCAACTACAATTTTAATACGCTGATCGTCCCGCCCGCGCTGGAACGCATCGGCCGCAATATTGTCGGCAACCCGCAGGCATACGACACTGCCAACCGCGAAATCAACCCGTATGCCGGCGTGACCAACCTGATTGTCCATCCGAACCTTGACAGTACAGCATGGATTTTGACCGCAGGCGGTCAGCCGACCAAGCCCATCATCATCGCTATCCGTGAACAGCCCAACCTGCAAAGTGCGTGGTTTGATCCGCTTGCTGATGACGGCGGCATGTACTACTTCAAGTTCTACGCCCGCTACAATCACTTCTACGGTGATTGGCGCACTGCCATTATGGGCAACACCTAGGAGGTGAGATGTCTGACAAAACCGACCTGACCGGTCTGCGCATCAACGGGTACGACTGTTTTGACCCTTCCGCAACGACCGCCGCCGCCGATGGAGCCATCACGGCAAAGTCTGGTGTGGTTGCCATCACCAAGTCCGGTGTCGCCGCCTTGACGCTCGCCAACCCGACTGCCGGCACGGATGACTTCAAGATACTTCGCATCTTGTCCACGACAGCCAATGCGCACACCGTCACATGTACGGGCGGCTTTGGTGAAGGCGGAGCGCTCTATGATGTAGCGACTTTCGCCGCCGCGAAAGGCGCGGCGCTGAACCTGATGGCGTATCAAGGCTTTTGGTATGTCATTGGTGCGCATGCTGTGACTATCGCGTAAACGAGTGATGCAGCAAGCCCAAACAGGGCGGGCGATTGTCTGCCCGCCCTGTATCATTGATGAAGGAGATATGATGCAAGCACGTGTGAAACAGGATTTTCGATGGAATACCGTCATTGCCTTTAGCGGCGTCGAGTTTATCAAGGCTGAATGGCGTAACGTTCCGCCCGGCAAGGAGCGGGATGCAGAAAACCATCCGTTCCTCGAGGTGAAAGATGTCAAGCCTGCCTCGCAGGTTCTACTCGAAAAGATGGTGGAAGAAACCGTCGTGCCGACCATTTCCGTAAATCTTCACGAGGAAGAGGCTGCCGCCGATGATGATGTGGAACGGGAGGCGGAGCCGGAAATAATCAAGAAGACCCGACGCTCCTATTCAAAGAAGGAGTGACCATGAATTTCGTTGGACCGCTTCAAACGTCTGCCGCAGCCGGCGGAGCGGGCGCGGCGACTGCCACAATTACATCCAGCACGTCCATACGAGGGCGTGTGACAGGCGTCTATATCAAGTACCTTGACGCCCCACCTGGTACGACCGATGTCGTCGTGGAAACCGCCGGGGTGAATCATCCTGCCATGACTATTCTGTCAATTGCCAATGCCGCAACGGACGGCTGGTTTTTTCCAAAGACCGCCAGCCATTTGAATTCCAGCGGCGCGGCGATTTCCAATGAATATCAGACTGGCGTTCCCGTTCACGATGCCGTCAAAGTCACCATTTCGCAGGCGAATGACAATGACGGCGTCCAAGTCTGGCTTCTGGTGGAGTGAGCCATGTACGGCAGTCCTTCCGGCGTGGCCGCCTATTGCAGGTTCTTGACGAACTCCGGCGTGTTCACGTCTTCGACGAACCCGACGCTTGCGAACGTTGAAACCTGGCTGAAACAGGTCAGCGTCATGTTGGACAGTGCGATGAACATTCAAGGCTTCATCACGCCTTTGAAAAGCACTGAGGCGGTGGAAGCCGCCAGCCTGATAGTCGAGCAGATTGTGGCAGATATGTCAAAGGGTGCGAACTCGACCGGGCGTTTCTTTTCGGAAAAAACGTTGAATAGTGGTGTGTCCATGTGGCAGATGATAGCGGAAGACCTTGCCGCATGGGTCGAGACAATGGCTCCGGGTTTGGAACAAATGGGCGTCGAACGTGGAGACACGAACTTGAACGCGATTGGCTATCAGGATGAAGCCTTCCCCATCTTTCAGCGCGATGGTTTCGGCAATGCATTTACCGACTGGAAGGCCAGGAGATGACGCGCATCTATGTTACGGTTGTCAACGGCGAACTGGTTCGGCAAGGCCTACAGGACTTGCAGGCGGCAATACCGAAAATTGGGCGCAATGTCATCTATGAAAAGATGAATGTCATTGCGCAGTCGATGCGCAAGTATCCGCCGCCGCCGGCAGGCTCCCGATACGTTAGGACGTACCGGCTTCGTGAAAGCGTCAAGGTCTTGCGACTTGACAACGGCCATGCCGTTAACATCGACCCCGTCCGGCGCGGCAGGCATTATGGCAAGTATGTCGTCGGCAACGCCAAGGGCGAGGAGCAGGCATGGATGCACGTTGGACGCTGGCATTTGTTCGCCAATGTGGTCCAGTACCATCTGCGCCGCCTGCCGGACGACATTGAACAGTTCCTGCGCCAGTCGGGACGCAGGTTGACAAGATGACGACGACACAAGGCTACGCCCAATGTGAAGATGCCTTGCAGACCATCTTGCAGGGCGTCAGTGGATTGACAGGACTGGTCACAAAGTCCGACTATTCGCCGTTCGACAACGGCACGGCGCAGTTTGTTGTACTCCAGCCGGATGACTTTGACGGCGGCGGGAGTGATAGCGTTGACAGAGCCGCCCACTCCTGGAGTATTCTTGTCGAGGTATATCAGAAGTACACCGGCGAGACGGAGACCATGACGCACTTCCGCGCCCTGCGGCAGGCGATTATTGATGAACTTGAAAAGTACCCGACTTTGAATAATGCCCCCGGCGTGCTTGCCCGCTCGTATGCCAGCGAGGGCGGTGTCGTTGATGTGACGGACAGAAAGAACACTGAAATTGTCTATTACAAAATGCAGACCATTCGCGTGACAGTCGTTCAGGAAGTCACTGACATTGTCAGCGGAGAATTTTGACGAGGAGTGAAATATGACCACATCCGGCGCAAAGGCTTTGAGCAGGGTTTATCTCGCTCAACAAACGGCATGGGGGACGCCCGTCCCGGCAGAGACGGCATGGCGCGGCATTGCCCGTTTTCCGATGGACGCAAGAGGCAAGGAATCGCCCGAAGAGAACATTGGCTTTACCTCCAAGACCACCCGCCAGCATGACCTGTTTCATCTGGCGGAGATGGAGTTTCCTGAAACGACGGCGACGTTCGAGCAGGTCTTGCATTTGTTCGAGGCCGGCATTGAGCATGCCGCGCCGGTCGCCGACGGCGCGGGTACGGATAAAATCTTCTCGTACCAGATGGCTGTCAGCGATGCCAGTACGATTGCGTACTATACAATCGAGGGCGGAAACAACAAGAACGCCGAGAAAATGCAGGACGCGATTGTCACAGAGTTCACGCTGTCCGGCAAAAAGAAGGAAACGTGGAAGATGGGGGCCAAATGGCAGGGGACACAGACCGGCGACACGACCTTTACGTCCGGCATTAGCATCATGCCGGTCAATGCCATCAAGTTCCAGAAAACCCGCCTGTACATTGACAACGTCAATGGCGGAATTGGAAGCACGTGGATACAGAACTCGTTTCTTGGTTTTTCGCTTACCTTCAAGTCGGGCTGGTATTTGTCGCACACCGGTGACGGTTTGATGACACCTTCCTTTGCCGAGTTTATCGGCGCGGAGGCGACTTTGAGCCTTACGTTGTTGCACAACAGTGTTACCAAGGCGGAGCGTGACCTGTGGAAGTCGAATACGCCGCGCAAGATACGTATTCAAGCGGTGGGTGAGACGCCTTTTTCAACGCCCGGAACGTCGTACTCGTATCCGACTATCAACCTTGACATGGCTGGAGTGTATACGTCGTTTGGTCCTCCCAACGAGGACGATGAAGGAGCCAGCGTGTACAGTGCGGAGTTTCAAATTGGATACGATTCGACGGCGGCGATGGCGATGAGGATTTTGGTTGCCGCCGAATTGTCCGGCTTGATACCCAGCAGCAGTCTCTCGCCGTCCGCCTCAATCTCTCCGTCGGCGTAATAATAAGGAGTAATGATGTCGAAGAGTAATAATAACGGCAAGACTCCCGGTGCTGCAGTGAAGCCTCACGAAATTGTCTTCGAGCCGCCCAACGATGAAACGCCCGGTTTTCTGCGCTTGCAAAGGAATGTCCTACGCATGTCATCCCGCCTGCAAGGAGGCGATGTAACGGAAGAACTGGTCGATGAAATGGTCGAACTGCTTCTGCCTTTTGTGGTCGAGCCTGTTGACCGCGACGAAGCCCGCGAAGCCTTGCTGGATGCCAGCAAGAAGCAGTATATGGCGATGTTGAACGGTCTCATTGGTAAGCCTGCGGGCGATGAGGTGGCGGTTGAAATAATCCCCCCGAAGTCGTAAGGGGGCTGGAGGTCTATTATCAGACAGGCATATATGCGCCTGTCGGTGATGACGGTTACGATGATGACGAGGAGGCGGGTCTGCCTGTGGAGGTACTGTTGCTTGAAATGGCAGGCTACGACCCGCTTCGGGCGCAGGAAATCGAGGCAGGCTTGTCCCGCCGCTGGTGGAGGTGGTGGGTTGCTGACCGGCAGGCCCGCGTAGAAGCAGGTTTGAAAAGGTGATGAATGGCTGTTGATGTAACCATGCGTTTGCGTGCCGAAGACCAGGCCAGCGGAGTGCTTTCGCGGGTTGGGGGCGCGTTCTCAAACGTCCTGCAAGGGGCGGCTTCGTTCATTGCCGCCAATGTCATCCAGCGCGGTGGCGAGGCTATCTTGAAGTTTGCAACAGATAGTTTTCAAGGTGCTTTGGATGCGCAGGCGGGTATTGATGCCCTGCGTTCCAGTATTGACAGGTTGGGCGAAAGTTCTCCGCTTGTGATGGATGAGGCGAAAAGGCTTGCGGAACAATTCAAGAACCTTGTTGGAGGTTCGGACGACATGGTCCTGGCAATGACCAATGTCGGCTTGCGTTTTGACAAAATATCGAAAGATATGTTTCCTGACTTCATTCAAAAATCGTCCGACCTTGCCACCGTCTTGAAAATGGAACCAACCAGGGCGGCTGAACTTTTGGGGAAGGTCTTGCAAGATTTGGGAACAGACGGAGTTGGAAGTGTCGGCAGATTGAAACTGGCAGGTGTTCAATTCACCGACGAACAGGAAAAACAAATCAAGACCCTTGTCGAGAGCGGTGACGTTCTTGGCGCTCAACGGGTGTTGATGGATGCTTTGGCAAAAAGCACTGATGGCGCGGCGGCGGCGGCGGCGAATACCGCAAAAGGTCAATGGACAATATTCAAGGAGACCATTGCTGATGCCGGAGAAGGCGTGGCATTATCCTTGCTGCCGAGCCTGACCAAATTTGCCAGTTACTTGAATACAAACATTGCTCCTGCCATTACCGGGTTCATCGATTCCTTCAAAACCGCCTTCGATTTTTTGAGCGATGCCTTTGAAGGTGGTTTTGATATTTCCAAATTGTTTACAATTAGTGAAGGAGGAAAAACGCTCATGGGCGACATGCTAAAAAGCGTGGGGATTGATGAGGGTCTTGCTGACACGATAGGGCAGACGTTCGCCGGTGCTTTTTCATGGGTTGATGGTGTCGGACGGTCTGTACGCGACTTTTTTGATTTTCTTGGCAATTGGTGGACGCTGAATGGTGCTCCATTGGTGGAGAACTTTAAGTCAATGGGTGCATCGACTGCCGAGGTGTTTGGCAGGATTGTTGCAGACATCAAGCCGTTGATCGATGAAGTGCTTGCCAAGGTTGCGGCATGGATGCTTGAAAATGGACCTCTTATTCAGGAGTTTTTTCGACAGGTTGCATTGGTTTGGAACGATTTCCTTATGCCAGTTATTGGCATTGCGTGGGAGACAATCAAGCCCATCATTGGCGGGTTGATCGATCTGATGCTTGGTTTGGGAAAGATCATCATGCAGGTTGTCACCGGTGACTGGCAGGGCGCGTGGGAGACATTGAAGGAAACGGCTTCGTCCGTTGGTGAGGCATTGATAGATGCAGTCACGAACCTGATGAATGGCATCCTTGAATTATTCGGAACGAACCTGAACGAGGTCACGGATGTCATGGCAGACTGGATAAACGATGCGATTGCGTGGGGGTCAAACTTGGTGGAAGGCATCCGTACGGGCATTTCTAATGCGTGGAGCGGTTTAAGGTCGTGGTTTCAAAGTCTGTGGCAAGACCTTGTTGGTGGTGTGAAGGATTTTCTTGGGATGCAATCGCCATCCAAAGTGTTTGCCGGCATTGGTGCGAACATGATGGCTGGTCTGGCGGAAGGCATTGGCGGCGGCGCAACCGTGCCAGTCAACGCCATGTTGAATGCGACAAGCGGGATTGTCAATGCCGTGCCTGTCGGGGCGGCGGGTTCGCCTGTCCTGTCTGCCTCTGCTGCCTCTGCGCCGACCATCATTGTCAATGTCCAGTCTCCCGTCACGGTTATGGACGAAAAAAACGCCGTCGAGAACCTGCGAAAGTATGTCGGGCAGGCGTTCCGCCAATTGAAGTCGGAGGGTGTTGTATGACGGACCTTATTTCCAACGCTTCCGGTTGTGCATCAATGACATTGTTGACTGCGAAACGTTGTACATATTTTCGAGTTCCATTTGTGTTTTATGTCCCTGCGCTAGATGTTCAAGGATTTCGGCAGCTTCTCGTGAAGATAATTTGTGCGTTCCGCTTGTTTCGCCACGAGTACCGGTCATGCGGCCTTTTCTCATTGCATCGTCAACATCTCGTTGAGTATATTTGTACATGTCGTTATAACACAGGTGCAACATGGTAGACCGGCGCTATGGCAGGAACAAGTACGGCGATGGCAAATTGTACGGTGCAAGCACGGACATGGAGACATTGGCTTGGGACGTGTCCTTTGATTGGGATGGCGATGGCATTTTTGAGAGTAATGAAAGCCATCATTTGCAGGGCGTCAAGGTGACACGCGGCAGGACTGGCATGTTGAACGAGAATGGCGTCGGCTTCCGCGAAATACCGACAGGACGGGCAGTCTTGACCTTTCACAACAACGACCGCCGTTATGATGCGTGGAATACTTCCAGCCCGATTTATCCGATGGTAAACTATGGTGTTGAGGTCAGGATACGCGTGCGAAAACTGGACGATGGCATTGTTTATCCGGTCATGCGCGGTACGGTGACAGGCATCGTGCCGAGTGGTTACGGCAGCAAGCCTGCTGTTGATTTTACCGTTTCGGATGGTTTGATGTTCTTGCGGAACACGTATAGCCGTGTCGAAGAAGTGCAGGAGAACATCACGGTTGATGAAGCCATCCTGCTTGTTTTGGCTGGAGCGAAATACCGATGGGGCGTCAATCTTGATGCAACCAGTGAAACCATTCCCTATTGGTGGTCGAGCGGCAACGTCATTGCCATGACGGAACTGGAACGGTTGGCAGTCTCGTTCATGGGTTACTTTTTTGCCGACCGCGAGAATAAGGGGCGGTTTATTGCCAGAGGTACTCCGTATCAATCGGTTTCCACACTCGAACAAGAGCAGATGCTGAAGGATGTTGGCAATCCGCAGCCTTATGACATCTATCGCAATGTCGTCAGATTGAAGGTGCATCCGCGCACCCGTGCCGCGTCAGGCACGATATTCCAATTGCAAGGCGAAGTGCCGACAATACCAGCAGGGCAATCATTGGTGTTGTTTGGTGATTATTCCTATAACGGCACTGCCTGCCCTGCCATTAATGTTATTCCTCCAGCTGCCTCGACCGACTACGCTTTAAACACGCAGAGAGATGGTCTTGGCTCTGACTTAACAGGCTCGTTCACGCGATACTTCTACAATTTCGGCGACACATTCAAGATTGTTTTGGTGAACGGAAGCGCATCAACGGCATATTTGACACTGCTCAAGGTACGCGGAGATGCAATCTACGAGACGGACACTGCGGATGTAACCTATCCCCCCGACACGGATATTGTCACACAACCAAGGGAATTGTTTGTTGATTTGGCCTGGCAGCAGGATGTAAATATTGCCATTGACATTGCCAACGTGCAGGGCGCGTTCTGGTCGACGCTGCACCCGACCCCGATTGTCAAGATTGACACCCGCCCTGAGCTGCAGTTTGACTTGGATCTTTTCGACGTGGTTGAGGTCAACCTTGCCGCCATCGGCTTGTCGTATGCCACCTACCGCATCGGCGGTATTGAGCATCGAACCTATGGAAGCGAGAACTGCCAGAACGTTTTGACAACACTGTACCTTGAACCATATGTTTCCGCTGGCGACTACATGCAGTGGGATGTAAATTCCGTTTGGGATACCAGTACAGTGTTTGGATGGTAAGGTGAAATGAGCGTGAAACCACTTGACAAAATCATCAGCGCGAAGGACTACGGCGGAAGCGGACAGAAATATCTCCGCAAACAACAGGAGGAAATCCGCCGACGTCTGGGTATAGCCGTAAAACTTCACGGGATCGATGCGCCTTCCGGCGTGCCGGTATTTGCAGAAGTCTGGCAGGGACAATGGATTGCCCGATGCGGGGATTGTAACGGGGCTTCATTCATTGACCCCGATGAGCCGGTCTTCTTCTGTTTTGGATGCGGCAACCGTTCCAACGGCGGTTTTTGTCGTCCCGTCATAATTCCCAGGAATTGGAAGGAGATAGAATTGGTTCTCCTTGAGCGACCAGTTGATGATGTTGCCGGGTTGACAGACCTTGAACGGGCAGGCATGGCACGACCTGTCCTTCACATCGAACGGGATGTCGTCGATGAAAAAGGGCATGTTACGACGGCGCTGCTCCCGCTTGTCAGGTCCTGGAAACACGGTGAAACGCTGGAGGACCTGCACGCACAACAAGATGAGCCGTTGAGACGCTGGCAGTTGGCGAAGGAGGCGGACCATGGCGTTTGACAACTCGTTTGTCGCCGTGACCGGCGCAACCTACACCGCCGCCCAATACAATACGTACACCAGGGGCAATTTCACGGCGATTTGGGTGTACACGAATGCTGGGGACATGGCCCATGCCACTAGTGCAACAACCTTATCGCGTCTTGCCATTGGAGCGAATGGCTCGTATTTGGAAAGCAACGGCACCTCTCCGCAATGGACGAAGTTATATCGTTATATGGGTTTTTTGCTGAATACAACAGCTGCTTTGAGCATTGGAGATGATGCCGTTCGTTTTCGTATTCCCGCCGCCCTGAATGGCTGGAATATCGTCAGTGTTGCCATGTCAAGAAAGTCCGGTACGGGTGTGCCGACCATCCAAATACGTAATGTAACCGATGGCGTGGATGTTTTGTCGACACGCCTCACAATTGACAGCGGAGAAACCGACTCGTCCACCGCTTCTGTTCCGGCGGTCATCGACACGTCCTATGACGACGTGGCAACCGCCGACCAGTTTGCCATCGACGTCGACGCAGCAGGTGCAAACACGCTGTTTTGCTATGTTGAGATTGGTTTTGCCAAGCCATGAGTACAATTGTTATCCAATGCAACTCCGGCGATTGCTGGGCAGACAAAGCCGGGAATTTCAGTGCAACCGGCAGTGAGTTGTATGTTATTGATTCTCCCGGTGTGACAAACTCCAATGTCCGCACGTGGATACCGTTTACCGTGCCGTTGAGGAATGTAACGGTCCAGCAGGCTTATATTACAATCAGGCCAAACGCATCGCAGAGTGGAGATGGAACAATAAAGTTTTCGTGCGAGGCGTCTGATAATCCAGGCACACCGGTAAGCGCTGCAGATTTGAACAGTCGACCATTGTCCTCATATCAAACGGATATTTTGATTGGTAATTGGGCAGCCGACACCAATTACACGTATCAGATTGACAATCCCATTCAGGAGACGCTGCAGCGTCCTGGCTGGCAGGCTGGTAATACGCTTGCGGTGATCATTGATGATGTCGACTTTGGTGAAAACCAGCGTTCGATATACAGTCATGAGGGCAATGCCTCCTACCGTGCCTATCTAACCATCAACTACATTGACTTCACGCCGGTCGGCGTGGCGTTGTATTAGAAAGGATGTTGCCTTGACGACGCTTGCCGATTTTCAGAAAACAAACCTTGCAGACGACCACACCGCCGAAGATTACAATTTTCTGCTGAAAGGCGTGTTGAACGCCCTGCTTGCAAACACCGAGACCATCTCAGCAACGAAACAACTTGTGGATGGCGATTGCCAGATACAAATAATCACGCCAAGCGGAGCGAACCGCACGGTTCAGCTGCCCTCTGAAGCCACGACAAACCATGTGCATTTCATCAAGTGCGCAAGCGGCGCAACCTATGACGTGCTGGTGAAGGATGACGGCGGAGCGACCACGTTTTGTACGCTCGATGCGAACGAGTGGGCATTATGCATTCCAGCCGGCAATATCTGGCATGTAATTCATTCTGCATCGGTGGAGGCGTCCGTCGCCGCTGGCGATGTGACTATAACCGACAGTGGAGGATATTTTGCGGGTACGAATGTTGAGGCGGCGCTGCAGGAATTGGGGAAGGCGGTCTACGTCAGCACGATAATTGATGGGATGAAATTGATCTGGAATAATGCAACCAGCATCAGTGTTGGGGTTGGTCGGTGTTATGCGGAGAACGGAGACCTCATCAGTGTTACCAGCGTGTTGACGGCATCGGGCCTGAGTCTGAGCAATGACACGTGGTATCACGTGTATGTCTATTTGAGCGGCGGGACGCCCGCTGTGGAGGTGGTCACAACCGCACCGGCGGCATGGAAGGGGACGGCGTACAGCAAGACGGGTGCGGCCTCGCGCCGTTATGTGGGGAGCATCCGTTCTGGCGGCAGCGCGAATGTGCTGTATTTCGTACACTTGCTATGCGGAAAGATTGCGTATGGGGAGAATTTCTCGACGACTCTGCGGGTGCTGTCTAGTGGTACCGCCACGACGGAGACGGACATAGACTGCTCGTCGCTCGTACCCGTGACGAGTACGGCCGTGTCCATCGCCGTATCGAATAACTCTGGAGCCGGAGGCAATTTATATGTTGCCTCCAGCGGTGCGGACAACACTGCGCCGCCGACGACGGGCATTATCATCGTCGGCGACGGCAAAACGCAGGCAGGAGATGTGCCGATTGACAGCAACCGATATATCAGTTATGCGTACAACGCCAATCCGGGGTCTGGCGGATTGATTAGCGTGCTGGGTTATTATTTTGACAGGTGATTGATTATGCTGCGTTCGCTTTGGCATTCCATCTTCCCGCAACCGCAAAGTGATGTCATTACACCGCGCGCTCACGGCATAGACATCAGCAAGTATGACGTTCGGTTCGAGCCGCAAACGGCGACCGGTCAACTGGATTTTGTCATTCAGAGGGTGTCGTATAATCTTATGCGTGATGATGCGTTTGAGACGCTCTTGCCGGGCGTGTTGCAGATACCGGTGAGGGGAGCCTATCATTATCTGCGCTCCTCCACCGATTGGCGGGCGCAGGCGGACGTGTATTTGTCCATCATTCGGGGGTGCGATTATCATTTCAGCGTTTGCGATTTCGAGGGCGCGTATAATACGCTTTCGACGGCGTTTGCACGCAACGCCTGGCAGTGGATTGATTACGTCGAGCAGAAGACGGGAAGACCCTGCATCATATACACGTCGCCGAGTCTGTACAAGTCGTATATATTGCCAACTGGTCTCGATTGGAACCGCATCAAATACTGGCAGGCGCAGTATCCGCCGTCACCCGACCCAAACAGCGAGCCGTCACTACCCGCCGGACGCAGAGGATGGACATTTTGGCAGTACACGTCAAAAGGAAACGGGTTATTATACGGATTGGGACGCTCGACGGCGGCAGACTTGGACGTGTACAATGGCACGCTGAACGAACTCAAAGTCGAATTTGGAATAAATGATGAGGAGATACCAAACATGACACCTGGAACCGCAAAAGAAAAATTGGGGAACATCGCCAGACGGCGTTCTGCACCATCACGGTATGGAACCGTATTGGGAGAATATCCGGCATATTCGACGGTTAGTTTCATCGAAGTCGTGCCGGTGCAGATTTCCGGCACGGCGGACAAAGGCGGAGAGCAATGGTTGAAATTGACCGACGGAAGTTATGTGAATTACAAATTGTACAACTCTAACGGGATACTGACTGAGTATTTTCAGATCCTCTCGCAGCCGGTCGTCCCCCCTCCGCCAGCCGACACCTATGTATTGACCGTCACGGTCACCGATGACAAGGGTTATTTTGGATCGGCGGATATTACGATGAAGATGCAATAATGGTGATGAAACTGTCTATCTATCTGCTGCACGGTAGAAACAGAGTTTCAATTCGATTGTTGTCCCCTCCCCCGCCGCCCTTGTCTCGCGTTGTGGCGACGCGCGGCTATGGCGACCCAATCATGATACAGTACATGGGGTTAGACGTGAGAATTACCGGAGCGAATTTCAACCATGTGGATTACTGGTCGTCGGAGGGTGTGATGAGTAATGGCGTCCATCGCGCCAATTGGAGCGCCGTCACCCGGTATCAACCGCTTGGACGCGCAGAGATGGAGTATCTCAAGTCCATCCAGCCGGGCGACCACCCCATCGAGCAAAAGATGAATTGGCTGGTTGGGGATGCGTCCTCGTCTTCGCCGTCTCGTCCGTACTGGACGCTGGGCGCTGCGTGGGGCGGCGCGTGGATGGCATTTCGATTTGGCACGATGGTGTTCGGTCATAGTCGTATTCGGGTTCACGCGAACCCGGATGGTTCGCTGAAGATTTTTCGTGTTTTGACGCAATACAAAGACGGCGATGTATGGCGGACGGGTGAACTGGAGTTTCTGCAAGTCGACGGCTTCAAGCCGCACATGATGGATAAGAACAGGTATCCTGTCGAATGGCTGCTGGAGAATGCCTATATACAGCAGGCGACGGAGGCGTATGCCGGCAACGCGATAGGCTATGAGCCGCGCGGCGTGTTATATCATCCTGTCTGGGATGTTACATCGTATCCGTCCAACTACGGCACGGCGTTGTACATTGCCAGGTTTTGCGTCGTCGAGCAGCCATGAGCCTAGTCAGCGTCATTATCCCCTCGCGCAATGAGCGTTTCCTGCCACAGACTGTCCGTGACCTGTTGAGGAATGGAACGGACATTGAAGTCATTGCCGTTTTGGACGGCTATTGGGAACACAACCTGCCTTATGACGACAGGCGGCTGAAAATCATCCATCGCGGTAAGCCGAGAGGGATGCGGGACGCCATCAATTCCGCCGCCGCCATTGCACAGGGCGAATGGTTGATGAAGACCGACGCGCATTGCATGTTTGGGGAGGGCTTTGACATCATCCTTGCCGCCGACTGTGACGACAATTGGGTCGTCATCCCTCGCAGGTACTCGCTGGATGCGGAGAAGTGGGAACGTGCCCCGAAGGAACCGATTGACGCCATGCACTATTTCTACCCGTATGCCCATCCCGACGATTTGGGACTGCATGGACGCCCCTGGTATCAACGCGGACGGGAACGCAAGGACACCCTGATTGACGAAGATATGACCTTCCAAGGTTCGTGTTGGTTCATGCATCGAGACCATTTTTTCAAGCGTTTGGGCGGATTGTCTGAAATTGGTTATGAGACCTTCATGGGCGAACCGCAGGAGATTGGTTTAAAAACCCAATTGGGTCAATGGGAGGGCAAGGTCATCCGCAGCAAGAAGACATGGTATGCCCATCTCCACAAGGGCAGGACCTATGGGCGGATGTATTCGTTCAGTCAGGCGGAGCGTGTACGCGGCAACGCCCATTCGTTCGATTTTTGGTGGAACAATCGCTGGACGGAGCGCAAACACGATTTGGAATGGCTGATTGAGCGCTTCATGCCCATGCCGGGCTGGCCGGAGGATTGGCGCAATGCTCATTAGCCTGTGTACCCCGGTGATGAACCGTCTTGCCGACCTGAAACGGACGATGCCCTGCCGCATTGAGGCGGCAATGAACAGTCTGCCGGTCGAGTTTTGCATCCTCGACTACGGCTCAAGGGACGGCTTAAAGGACTACATGGATGAGTTGTCCCTGTCCCTGCCGTCGGAAATCATCCTGAAATATGCCCGCTACGAAGCGAATTATTACCATCAGGCACACGCCTATAATCTGGCTGTGCTGATGGCTTCGGGTGAGTATTTCTCCCTGATGGGAGCGGACACCTATCCGAATATCGAATATTTCGCCTATGTGCGGTGGTGGGCGAAATCCGGCCATGTGTGGATGGAGGAGCCTCGTTACAGGGGCGCGATTGCCTGCAAGTTTGATGAGTTCGTCGCGGCCGGCGGATTTGATGAGCGCTTTGAGTTTTACGGACCGGAAGACCGTGAACTGGCGGACAGGCTGGCGCGGCGCGGACTAAAAAAGGCGACCTTGCCGCGCGGGTGTATTGGCAGCTTCTACACGCCCGATGACGTGAAGATGTCGAACTACCGCCTGAAATTGACAAAGGAGGAGGCGTCCAGAATGATGCGTCCATACTATGTCGAAAGTGTCGAGAATGAAACACTGGCTGCCAACCCGAACGGATGGGGACGATGGACTTGAGCATCCTCATTCCTGCCCGCAACGAAATGTTCCTGTCCCGCACGGTGCAGGATATTTTGGAGCATATCGAAGCCGACACGGAGGTCGTTGTCGCTTTGGACGGCGCGATGGCAGACCCGCCTTTGCCGCAGCAGGAGCGCGTGACCGTGCTGTACTTCCCCGAAAGCATTGGCCAGCGCGCCGCCACGAACCGCGCGGCGGCGATTGCCAAAGGCAGATATCTGATGAAAGTGGACGCACATTGCGCCTTCGCGCAGGGATTCGACCGCGTACTCCTGGCGGACATGCAGCCGGACTGGACGGTCGTGCCGACCATGAAGAACCTGCATGCCTTCGATTGGGTGTGCAAGGACTGCGGGCATCGTACCTATCAGGGTGGGAAACGGTGCGAAGAATGCAAGGGTGTGAACGTCGAAATGGATGTGGTCTGGATTGCCAAGCCATCGCCAAATTCAACGGCCTATCGTTTTGACAATACGATGCATTTTCGGTATTGGGGGGAGTACGCCAAGCGTCCCGAAGCGCAGGGAGATTTGTCGGAGACCATGAGTTTGCAGGGGTCATGCTGGATGGTCAGCCGTGAAAAATATTTTGAACTCAATTTGTGCGATGAAGCCTTTGGCTCATGGGGACAACAAGGTGTTGAGGTGGCGTGCAAAACATGGTTGTCCGGCGGGCGCGTGATGGTCAACAAAAAGACCTGGTATGCGCACATGTTTCGCACGCAGGAGGGCTTCACATTTCCCTATCCGTTGAGCGGCGGTCAAGTCCAAAAAGCCCGTGAACTTTCACGGGAATTGTTCATGCACGACAAATGGCCGGGAGCCAAACGGCCTTTTCAGTGGCTGCTTGACCATTTTGCACCCGTCCCCGATTGGGAGCAGCCCGGCGGTTCGAGCGCGGGCATTGTGTACTATACGGATAACCGATTGCCGGACGAGATTGCCTTGACGTGCCAAAGACAATTGCGGAAGGCGGCGAACGGTATGCGGATTGTGTCGGTGTCCCTGAAGCCGCTGGACTTTGGCGACAATATCGTCTTGCCGCTGGAGCGCGGCTGCCTGACCATGTTCAGGCAGATATTGGCGGGCTTAAAGGAACTTGAAACGGACTATGTGTTTTTTGCCGAGCATGACGTGATGTATCACCCGTCCCATTTCCAGTTCCGCCCGCCTCGGCGTGACGTGTATTATTACAACACGAACGTATGGAAGCAACGCTGGAGTGACGGTCATGCCTTGTACACGGAGGAGTGCCGCCAGACCAGCGGACTGTGCGCCGACCGCAAATTTCTCATCCGCCACTATGAGGAACGGGTCAGGAGAACCGAAGCCAAGTGGAAGGAATTGGGTGACAGCCGCGCCTTCCGCGATTGGATACGCCGGCAGGGATTTGAGCCGGGAACGCACAACCGCCCGGAGCGCGTGGATGATTTCAAGGCGGAGAGTTGGCGGTCGGAAGTTCCGAATGTGGACATCCGCCATGACCTCAATTTGACGCCGAGCAGATGGCATAAGGACGAGTTTCGCAGCCAGCGATACACGAGAGGATGGACGGAAGCGCAAGCCGTCCCCGGATGGAGTGATTGATGGCGACCCCGACTATCACCGGTAGTGTAGTAGTCATTCAGAGCAGCGCTGCCAGCGGCAGCCAGAACGTCGCCGTGCCGAGCGACGCAAAACTGGCATTGGTTTTGACATCGTATTTCGCCACTGGCGTACCCGGCTATTCGTCCCTATCGTTGGGCGGGAACGCATTCACGTTTGACGTAAAAAACGCCAGCGATTCGTACGAGTGTTCGAGCATCTACCATCTCGCCAATCCGCCGGCAGGCACGCAGTCGTTTGCATGGAGTTGGGCGGCTGCTCCCGAAAACGGCGCGCATATTTTCATCGTGTTTCTGAGGGACGTTGACACGTCCAGTCCAGTCCGTGCCAGCGCGTATGGACAGGATTTCGGGTCTACAACCACAAGCGCATTTTCGACCAGCGTTGAAGATTTGTGTGTCGCCGTGTTTTCGGGATACGGTGCAACCGCCTGTGACATGGGCGTGAGCGGGCAAACAGAAGTTGCGGATGATGGCGTTTTTAACAATACATACGGGGCGGTGGGAACGAAACCGGGCGTCAGCGGCACGACTACGATGACATCATCGGCGACCGGCTCCGGCATGGCGAATTCCATCTGTGCCGTTTCGGTTCCGTATGCGGCAGGCGGACCGACGGCAACTGTCACGCAGAGCGCATTTCGCTTTGGGGAGGATGACGGAAGCGAATCGGCGCACGGCTGGGCGGTTGCCGAGAATACGAATATTACAACGCCGGTAGGCACAGCGAAATTGCTGCGCCTGCAACTTGACACCACGAATGACAAAGGCGCGGCAGCATACAAACTCAAATACCAGAAGAATGGAACAGGCGGATACGTAGACGTTCCGATTGGCGCGGGGCAGAGCGAGCAGCTTGCGCAGCCGACATTCGGCGCAATCGGAACGGGGTCGAGTGGCACGACATCATGCTCCCCATCGTATCCGACTGGCATCTCTTCCGCAACGAGCAAGTTGTTTTGTGTCGTCACTGGACGGAGCAGCACAGCCAATACCGCGCCGACCATGCCGTCCGGGTGGACACGCATTGGAGGATTGGAGGACGGTACGGGCGCATGGGGCGTTGATACCGGCACGCGCCGCGTGGACATATTCCAAAAGGACACCGTAGACGGAACGGAAAGCGGAACCGTAACGGTATCATTGGCAGGCACGACCAGTAATACCCTGCGCGCCAGCATCATACGCGTGGAGGTGCCAGGCGGATATGGGATTGACGCTGCACTTGGGACAGGGGCGGATACCAGCAGCGACACATCATACTCCGCCGCGTCGTCAACCAGTTTGGACTTGGACGCCAACCGGCTGGTCGTTATTGTGACGGCGCAGAATCTTGACTCTGGCACGGCATCCTCACGCACCGTCAGTGCAAGCGGAATCACATTCGGGGCAATCACCAACAGGGCTGACACTGCCGTCACCAACGGCAACGACCACCGTCACATCATCAACAGCGTGCCGGTGTCGAGCGGCAGCGGAACGGCTGCCCCGGCATTCTCCTATACCGTCAGCGCGTCAGCGTCAGGTCCAACGGCGTTTCTCGTTTTGCGCGCGCGGCTTCCGGAGATTGTCAACGATATTTATGTCAGCGCGTCGCCGAATATCGCGGCGGGCGGCGAGAATACCACCGCCCGCCTGACTGCGCCCGGCGGAAAATCGGGCAATTTCACAACGGGCAGGCGTTGGGATGATGAAAACGGAACGGACACCATTGACATCGCTGCCGACTGGTACACGGAGGTCGAGTGGTCGCTGGCTGTACGGAGCGGACTGACGGACGGTGATTATTTCGATTTGCGTGTATATGACAATAACACTGCGCTGGACACGTACTCACAGACGCCGCGCTGGACAATTGGGACAGTTGGCAGTCCGTCATCCTCTGTCAGCCTGTCTGTCTCGCCGTCTGTGTCGCCGTCAGTGTCTCCGTCAGTAAGTCCATCAATATCACCGTCACCATCACCGAGTTCGTCGGTGTCGCCGTCCGTCAGCCCGTCGGCAAGTTTATCGCCGAGTTCAAGCGTTTCCCCCTCTGTCAGCCCGTCGGCTAGCGTAAGTCCGTCTGTCAGTCCATCTGCATCGCCGTCTGTTTCACCGAGTGTTTCCCCGTCACTGTCTCCAAGTTCAAGCGTTTCGCCGTCTCCATCACCGAGTTCATCACCGTCCGTATCTCCAAGTCCCAGCATGCCGGATACGCATGCTGTTTTAGTGGGTGAGGGCTATACGGACGGTTCGATGCGTCAAATCGTCAGGACAAGTACGAATTATGTTTACACCATCGCGCCGAATTGTGACGACTATCCAGATTTTTCGGCGAACGGTTTGACGCAAACGATTCGCATTTTCAAAGGCAATACAACCGGCATCCCGTCTGGATTTTCGCGCAAGGACAGCGCCAATGAACCCGCGGCAGTGGTCGGCTGCGCTGCGGCGATTGACGGTGACGATAATATTCATGTCGTGTGGAGCGCACGCAGTTCGATAAATTTGACGCGCTATTTGCGGTATGCTGTGTTCGACACCGGCACGGACACATGGGGGAGTGTCACGACGATTGCATCCAATCTGGATTATGACGATATTGGGCAGGGGGATGAAAACACGGCCATTGCCATTGATGCCAGCAACAAGGCGCACATCCTATTTTTGAGTACCAACGGGAGTGGGAATATAGAGGACAGACGCATCTACTACACAAATAACGTCAGCGGCTCCTGGGCGGCCCCTGCACGCGTGGATGGCGACATCACATACAGCGGAAACAAAGCCTGGCATCCGGGCATAGAGTTTGACGCGAACGGGAGGGTTGTCGTCGTATGGGTGCGCGGCAATCTCAACACGAACGGCACCGGTACGGTGTTCGTCAGGACGCGGGAAACCAGCGGCTCGTGGAATGCAAGCGTTCAGGTGTACTCGCCAGTTGAGGAGGGAATTGATTTCTGCGTCAGTCTGGCCGTCATCGGCAGTCGTTATCATCTGGCATGCAGTGGAACGAAAACGAGCGACTGGCAGCCGATACGCTATTTCTACTCCGATGATGGCGGTTCGACGTGGACGGCAAACCATCCGCCTGTATCGCAAACCCACAACGTCACGATGGGTCTTGGCAATAACGGCGGGGTACGGCTGTACTATCACGACAACACCTCCCTGCCAAACGATGTGAGTATCATGTACATTGAGGGCCCCGGAGGAAGCGGAGCGTGGGGAAGTGAAACGTTGTATTCTGCCGGCAAGTTTGACTGCACCGTCAATGTTCGCTGGAGCCGGTATCATTTTAATTATCCATCCATTTCGGACATTGGATATTGGGAGCAGTTCTACCCAAACCATTTGTATTATGGCGGCGATACGTTGACGGGCATTGGTTCTCCGAGTTCGTCTGTTTCTCCGAGCGTCTCGCCTTCCTTGTCTCCAAGTGCCAGCGTCAGCCCATCGGCAAGTTCCAGTCCATCGCTGAGTCTGTCGCCGTCCAGTTCGGCCAGCCCAAGTACATCACCAAGCATTTCACCTTCCGCAAGCGTGAGTGCCAGTGCATCGGCGTCGGTGTCGCCGTCTATCAGTCCGTCTGTCTCTCCTTCGGTAAGCCCGTCGGTGTCACCCAGCGCGAGCGCGAGCGTAAGCGTCAGCGCGTCGGCGAGTATTTCACCGTCCGCAAGTGTCAGCCCGTCATTGTCGCCGAGCGCGAGCCTGTCGCCCTCGAGTTCTGAGAGCGTGTCGGCGTCGGCAAGCCAGAGTGCCAGCCCAAGCCCAAGCACAACGCTTGACATCGATATCGAATTCATACAGGAAATTCCGATGGGGGTTGAATGGATGGCAGAATTGAAAAAGCAAATAGCGTTCGTCCAAACTCTGGACGGGAAGTGAGGCAAGCATGAGTGCAAATGTCGTACCGGTTGGTCAGGAGGGTTTACGCATCAAAGTGGCACTGATTGAGGATGGATTGGCGGTGAATTTGATTTCCGCCAGTGTCAAGATAATCAAGTTGTATAAACCATCAGGCGGCGTGGTTGAAAAGACTGCGTCGTTTTTAACCGATGGAAGTGACGGCATCTTGTATGTTTCAACCGTGGCGGGTGACCTTGACGAACCCGGCTGGTACGGCGTGAGAGCCTACGTGGAGCAGGGGACATTTAATGGGCATTCCTCACAGGGGCAATTTATGGTTGAGGCGTTGTAACCATTTGAAAGGAAGGAAGTCATGAATGAAATGCTGCCAGTATTGTATGTCAATCTTATTGCTGTTCTAGTCAGCGTTGTTGCCTCGCTGTTTCCAGTATATTGGGCGAGAAAGTACAACAGCGATTACAGGGACGGCGTGCGTCTGCTCCTGCCGGGACTGGCGCAGGTAATCACAGGGAGCATTGTTTTTGGTGTGATGTATGCCATACAAATTGTGGGATTTGTCGATGATATTGAATTGCAAAACGTCCTGCGCCCTGCGACATTGCTGTTTTTGCTTTCGCCGTTTACGATGATTGTGAGTCTCCATTTCTGGAAAAGGTAAATTGGCATGGATGCTAATTTGGCACAGGTAATCATTGCCATCATCGTTGCTTTGGGCGGCATCCTGACAGCAAAAATCTCGAAACGTGAAGCGGTAAATCCCAATAATAATAATGATGAGATAATTTTTCTCCTTAAGCAGGAGAATGATGCTTTAAAAACCGAGTTGGAAAAGTGTCGCAGCGAGAGCGAGCGAAACAAATCGGATTACTTTGAGGTGTTGACTGCCTTGCATGAAAAAAGGATAAGTTCTGCGAAGCGGCGGCGAAACAAAACCCCCCCAGGGTAATCGGGGGGTTTTGTTTCGCCGCCGTGGTACCACAACCACAAAACGGCAAAGTCATGTGTCACGAAAGGGTTACAAAAACGCCCCGCCTGCCATGACACAGGCGGGGCAACAAGGAGGAGAATGTTATTTGCTGAATAGTTTGCGAATTGGCGCGCCCACTACCTCCACGCCCAATTTGAGCAGGACGTAAACCAGAAATGTGAGCAACACCTCTGGACTTATCGGAAAATCGGGAAAATATTTTACCAAAATCCCGTACACCAGGGCGATTGCAAGCGACAAAATACTATATTCGATTTTCATATTCACTCCTGTTTCTATTCACGGGGACGCCCCCGCCTATGCGTTGATTATATCACCATCCACGCGGAATGAAGAAGTCTTTGACAAACCACCCGATTAAAAATGCCGTGACCTGTTACGAGCAGGTCACGGCGGCGGACGAGACAAAAACCAGCCTAACGCAGGCAACAGGAGTTTATCTCTATGAATAATCACGAGCGCGAGTCATATCAGATTTGCGTGGGGTATTCCAATCATCCGCGTGCGGCGTTCTTCGAGGAGGTGGATTCGTCGTCGTTCACAAGACGGATAATCGTGCCCCGGCTTACCCCCAACTCCTTTGCGAGCTGCCGCTTGCTCTTGTTTTTCAACTTGTTCTTATAGTATATGCGCCGGGCATTCCGCCATAAAGCAACCCATTCGGAAAACATATACGAGTGAATCGGCTTGGTGATTTTTGTTTCCATGCGGGGGATTGTATTATGTATGAGCGGATGTGTCAAGTTATTGGGCATGTCAATACCCTTGACACCCGGCC